GCCGGAGAAGCTGCCGCAGGAATAGAGCAGGCCCGTGGTGCCGCCTTTGGTGGCGTTGTCGGTCAGGAAGCACCCGTTGATCGTGGCCGTGGCGTTGATCGTGAAGGCGGTGGCCGTGGTCGCCTTGGAACCGGACGCCGCCGCGTTGAAGGTCGGGCTGGGCCGGTTGGCGTTGGAATAGGCGGAGCTTTCGATCCATCCCGCGTGCGAGGACATGATGTCGCCGGCAGCGAAGGCCGAGAACGAGGCGTTGTCCACCAGACCAAGCTTCATGGCTGTGAAGGTCGATCCGCCGAGACCAATGTCCAGCAGGGCGTTCTTGCCCGCCGTGGTGACGAGGTTCTCGATGGTATCCGTCCACTTGACGTTGCCATCGGCGTCCAAGCACTCGACGGTATAGAAGCCGCGCGCTTCGGCCTGCTCAACATGGCTGTTGTGGCCGATCAGCCCGGCGGCAACAACAGCCGCTGCGTTCAGAATATCATGCATGTCTTGCTCCTTTCGGGACGCGCCCGGTTATTTCTTGCCCTTGTTCTGGGCAGTTGGGGTAATGATCGTCGGCGCGACGATGATGCGGACGGGGTTCAGGACGTTGTGGCGCATCAGGCGGCCGTGAAGCTGGTGTTCAGCATGAAGGCGGCCTGCGCGCCCGCGCCGTTGATGTAGACCGCCCGGTAAAACGCGGCAAAGACCGGGATGGACAGGATCAGGGCAGCACTCGCGCCCACGGCTTGGTCAGCGGTCGCCCGGCGCCAAGTGATCTGGTCGTTGGACGCCTCGATCCGCAGCGTCCCGGCGACGTCCGCGAAGGCGAAGGCGTTGAACGCGGCATAGGCCGCAGCGCCGCCCGCCGGTTGACCGCAATACCGGGACGCGCCCGTGAAGGTGGCCGAGGCACCCAGCGGGGTGACGCTCTCGGCGAAGATGACGTTGTTCTGAGCCATGGGGGTTACTCCTTCGCCGCCGGTTCGGCTGCGGGCTTGGGTTTCGGTTTCGCGCCCGGGAGTTCCCCGCCCAGCGCCTCTGCATGCTTCGCCGAGGCGGCCGCCAGCTTGGTGGCGGTGTCGGCTGTCGTTTGCCCCGGGTCTTCGCCGTCCAGCGCCTGCGTGTCGCCCATGCCGCCGTCGTCCTCGGGTGCTTCGGGCAAGCCGACCATCGCGCGCAGCGAGTTTTCCAGTTCCCGGTCTGGGAACACCTGAGCGCCCGCCGAGGCCATGGCACCGAGCAGGGCCACGATATCCGAGATTGCCGCGTTTTCGAGGTCGGCGCACTTCATGGTCGGCATCAGGTCCGGGTCAAACCCGTTCAGGAACCACAGCCGGGGCAGGAGGTGACGGTTGAACACGTCTGCGATCACCTTGGTAAAAGCGCCCACGGCGGTCGAGAACAGCGCGGTCTTGTCGGACGACAGGGCGAAGCTGCCCACCGCCTGCTGGCCGAGGAAGATGAAGTCGGCGAGGACGGACGTGGCGATGGCGCGGTCGTAACGGTCGATGATCTTGGTGGTGTCGAATGTGCGGCTTCCGGCTGTGGCGAGCAGCTTCAGTTCGAACAGAAGGTTTCCGCTGGCGTCCCGGTCGGACGGCATCAGGACGCCTTCCCTTTGGTCGCGCCGGATCGTGGTCACAAGGCGCTGCCATTGCGTGAAGATCGCCCGGTCCACCGGGTCTGCGCTTTTGTCGAAGTAGCGCGACGGAATATAGGCGACGGGCAGGCCGGCCATGTCCCGCTCGATGCCAATGGCCTCGATTTCCTCGATGCGCTTCTTGAAATAGTGCGCGCGGTAGGCTGTCCGCAGGATGGACCGGCCTTCCGGGTTGGACCGCTCGTCAGTGGTTCGGAACAGAAGCATCTTCTCGATGGGGATGCAGACCTGCGGACCGGAATAGGGCTGCTGCCACATGCCATCGACGGAGCCGTCCACCGGGTCGATTACCCAGCGCGAGACGGTCTGCTGCGCGCGGAGCGCAATGGTGCGGATGCCGATCTTGCCGTCGTCATATGCCGAGCGAGACGATCCGTCCGCCAGTTCAGTGCCGCCGCGGCGCTTCCAGACGATTTCCATGGGGGCATAGCCGTAGACGAACATCGAGCAGGCTTCGTTGATCACGGTTGACCACGGCACGCTCATGTCGTCCATGACGCCTTCGACAAATTCCTTGGCGTCCTCGGCTTCCTTGCTCTCGTCCACCGCCTGCACGGACCATTTGGCCTGCCGGATCAGTGTGGTCAGGGCGAAGATGACCGCGCCGACCGTGCTGTCGTTGTTCGCCATTTCCTTGTAGGCGCGGGAGCCCTTGGTGCCCTGCAGTTCGGTAAGGAATTCCTCGCTGATGAAGCCGCCAAACTGGCGCAGGCCGGACGATCCGATGAAGCTGGGGTCGAATTCCACCTTGCCGTCTCCGGCGTCCGTCAGGTCGGCCTGCGGCTTCGGTGGCTCTTTGGCGTCCTCGGTCATGCGTCTTCCCCTGCGTATTCGTTGGGGCTGTCCAGCCACGGGCTGATGCGGTCCACGCCTTCCGGTGCGCCGGCAAGGGCAAAGGGCATAACCTCGCGCAGTTTGTCAACAGCGAGGGCCAGCGCCATCACGCAGTCGTCGTGGTAGCCTTCCGGGGCGGAATATCGCACACCCGTCCTCGTAAAGACATACTCAAATTGCTCGAGTTCGGCGACGATGGGGCCCGGGGGGAAACGGACCTTCCGGGTCTGGATTGCCAGCACCAGCCCCTCCATCAGCTTTTGCTTGGACGGGGCCGAGAAGTTGAAGCCCGTGACCGCGTGGCACCGCTTCTGGATGGCCGCCACGATGGGGTCGCCGACGCCCGTGCTGTCGACGTTTGCCGGGAGCGGGCCGATCAGCTTTACGAGCCGGTCGGTGGTCACGTCCCACGGATGTTTCTGCCACCGTTCGAACCCGCAGGTCACGCCCTTGCGGTCGAGAGCGATCAGGACCGTCCAGTCGATGGACTTGGCGAGGTCGACGCCCAGCGCAATCGGACGCTCTGACGACAGCGGGTCGTCGGCCGGCGCGGTGCATGCCTTGATGTGCGAGAAGCCGAAGGGGTTTCCCTCGTCGTCCGACGCCTCGGCCAGATAGAGTTCCTTGAACACGTTCTCGGGCAGGATCGCCTTGGCGTCCTCGATTTCCGCCGACGCCAGCACACCGCCGTCGATGGCGTCATAGGCGTTCAGCTTGGCATAGGACATGCCGGCCCGGCCCTGCTCGGCCATCCGGGCCATGCGATAGAACCAGTTCTTTCGGCCCTTCACGTTGCCGATGATGCGGATCGGTCCCTCGGTCGCGGTCAGGGTTGAGCGGACCGCGATCCAGCTATCTTCCCGCATGCGCGACGCCTCGTCCAGCACGGCGGCATAGACGTCCTCGCCGTAAAGGTTGTCAGGCTTTTCGGCAGACTTGAACCAGATGATCGCCCCGTTTCCGAGGGTGACGGTCATCTTCGTCTCGTTCTTGCTTCGGAACCACATGGGCAGCGCGTTGAGCATCCGCCGGAAGGCAATGTCCGCCTGTGCAAAGACCGGAGCCACCCACCAGTAGTTCTTGCCCTTGCCGCCGCCCTGCATCGCCTGCTCGATAAGCCAGAAGATGCAGGCCGTGGTCTTTCCGGCCTTGGTGCTGGCCTCGACCATGGCGTAGCGCGCCGGGTCGCCGTTCACGTCCTTGGTGTCGAACAGCGCGGCAGCCTGCTTTGGGTAGAGCCACGGGCGCTTGTAAGAAACCTTGCGCTTACGACGCGCCACTACTGCCCGCCTTCCCGATGGTGGGGCTGATCACCTCGACAAAGTCGTCGTCGTTGTCGTCGTCCTTCTCGGGGGTGTCCTTCCAGCCAAGGCGGGTCTTGGTCAGGTAGATCGCCAGCAGAGGCATCTTCGGGTGGTTCTTGTCCATGGCGACCTGAAACATGGTGGCGACCACCTTGCCCATGACCTGCTCAAGGCCGCCCTTCAGTTCCTCGGCGTAATACTTGACCAGCGTGGTGGGGTCGATCTTCATCGAGGCCGCGATGCCTTCGTTCGTGAAGCCGCCGGCCTTCAGGACCATGACCGCGTTCCGGTCGTTCTGCGTGGGCTCGTAAGGCGGCCGCCCACCGCCACGGCTTCCCCCGTGCGTTCCCTTGGGCTTCGCGGGGGGGGTTGGAGCCGCCCTTTTAGCGGACGGAGAAACCAAGGTCAGGTGCGGTGGTCCCTTGGGAGGTCGAGCGGCCACGGCGGGCTTCCTTTTAAGGCGCCGCCCCGCGTCACGGGAGGGGTGTGACGGGGGCGGCTGGGGGCCTTTGCCGGGAGGAGGTGGCGCGGGCCCTTTGCTGGTGTCCGTTGGTTCGTATCATGGCTGTGATATTTGTCTGGACTTGGCCGCATCTTGAGGGTAAATCGGTCGTCACGCAACAGAAGACTGAACGCGAGGATCGAATGCTGAGATTTGCCCTGCTTTGGATTGTGATTTTTTTTCCCACCTATGTGATCGGGGGGACGATCCTGCTGATCCTGTTCGGTTGGGTGCCGGTGGCGCCCAAGGGGTTCCCGGCGGTGTGGGGCTGCTTTGCTGCTGCCTTCGCCCTTGTCGGGGCGCATGAAGTTCAAACCCGGCGCTGATCGCGCCACAACCACGGAGCCAATACAATGACGACGACCATTTTCCTTTCCACCGAAGTCTACGAGGCCATGGGCAAGTCGTCCCTCTACGGGATGAACGATGACGGCGCGACGCCGGTTCCGGGCGGCATGGAGGTCCATGTGCCGGACGAGAACGCCAAGCGCCTCGCCCAGATCACGAACCCCGGGGAAACCCCGGACCAGACCATGCGGCGCCTGCTGGCCAAGCTGGGCCACTTGCGGACGCACTGACTACCGGCAGGCCCGGGCAAGACCCGGGCCGCCTCCACCCTGACAATCACGGAGCCAAACCGAAATGATCGACCTGAACATTCCCACGAACCTGATGGACA